CCAGAAGGGACTGTGCGACCCTATCCGACTTTTCGTGAAAGGGGAACCGCACAAGCAATCAAAACTCGATGAGGGTCGCTACCGCCTCATCATGTCTGTTTCACTAGTGGATCAATTGGTAGCCCGGGTCTTGTTTCAAAACCAGAATAAGCGCGAGATCGCCCTGTGGCGGTCTGTGCCATCCAAACCCGGTTTTGGCCTATCCACAGACCAGCAAGTCGAAGATTTTCTGCTGTGTCTGAAGGAAGTGTGCGGGGCACCTGATGTGAGCACTCTTTGTGCCAATTATGAGGACTTCCTCATTCCCACCGACTGTTCCGGTTTTGACTGGTCAGTCGCAGATTGGATGCTCGAGGACGACATGGAGGTGAGAAATCGCCTCACTATCGACAATACCGAGCTCACCAAGCGCTTGCGAGCTGCTTGGTTGAAGTGCATATGCAATTCTGTGCTATGCCTATCCGATGGCACACTGCTCGCTCAAGAACGCCCTGGAATTCAAAAGAGTGGGAGCTACAACACTAGCTCCTCCAATTCTCGAGTCCGGGTCATGGCTGCCTATCATTGTGGCGCCACCTGGGCAATGGCCATGGGGGACGATGCATTAGAATCCCCCAACTCCAACCTAGAGGAGTATAAAGGTCTAGGTTTTAAAGTCGAGGTGAGTCGAGAACTCGAATTTTGTTCTCATATCTTCAGAACTCCGACCCTCGCCATTCCCATCAACGCCAATAAAATGCTCTACAAATTGATCCATGGCTATGATGTGGAATGTGGTAACCTCGAGGTGATCTCTAACTACCTCACCGCAGTCTTCTCTGTACTGCATGAACTCAGGAGCGATCCTGAGTTGGTTGCCAAGCTCCGTCTGTGGTTGGTTCCGAGTGCCACCACAAAAGAATCATAGAGGAGCTTTTGCAAGCTAGCCAAGCATACGTCAGTTGCGAGCGTTGGAAGCTATAGTCTGATTACCGAAAGCCCGACACCACGGATTACAAATTTCTTAGTGGATTTGCTGCCGGATTTATTGCGGCAATCCCATTGTCGATAGCGGGCATTTATTTCGTCTACCTCAGAATCTCCGACCACGTACGCGCAATTGTCAATGAATACGGTCGTGGTTAGGCGACGCAATGTCGCGGGTCTAAGTAGATCACAGAGACGCAGAAGAAATCGGCGAGCGCAGCAAGCTCAGCCGGTTATCGTTGTCGCGGGGCCCCGGCCTGCCCGGAACCGCCGGCGACGATTGCGACGCTCACGAAATAGAAGAGGAGGCATAGTTCCCCGAGGAAGTGGGTCCAGCGAGACATTCGTGTTTAGCAAGGACAACCTCAAGGGAAGTGCTAGCGGAAGTTTCACGTTTGGGCCGTCTTTATCAGACTGCCCAGCATTCAAGGATGGAATACTCAAGGCATACCATGAGTATAAGATCACTAGCATCCTCATACAATTTCTGAGTGAAGCCTCTTCCACTTCTGCGGGCTCTATCTCTTATGAACTAGACCCCCATTGCAAACTTACCGCTCTCGCGTCCACCATCAACAAGTTTCCCATCACAAAAGGTGGGGCGAAAGCCTTTAACGCGAGGGTGATCAATGGACTGGAGTGGCATGACTCCTCAGAAGATCAGTGCAGAATCCTGTACAAGGGTAACGGCGACAAGGATACTATCGCCGGTTCCTTCAGGATCACCATGCGAGTCGCCCTTCAGAACCCCAAATAGGTAGACGCCGACCCAACACCACCCCCCAAACCAGATCCAACCCCTCCTCCACCCCCCCCTCCACCAGCTCCAGCGCCTCGACGGCATGAGCGATTCATCGCCTACGTCGGGATTCCAATGATAACAATCCAGGCGCGTGAGAACGACGATCAGATCTTATTGCGATCATTGGGACCCCAGGACTTCAAGTATATAGAGGATGAGAATCAGAATCACGTGAGTATTGACTCCGCCTTCTATTCTCAGACCAATACACAGGCGGTCCCGATGTATTACTTTAGAGTTCCGAAAGGGACTTGGTCAGTCGATGTCACTTGTGAAGGCTATCAATCTACGTGCAGCACTACTGATCCCCATCGTGGGAAAAGTGATGGTATGATTGCGTATGCCGACAACAATGACTTGTGGAATGTTGGGGAATCCGATGGAGTGAAAATCACGAAGTTGTCAAATGACAATACATACAGAAGGGGACACCCGGATCTAGAGGTTAATTCCTGTCATTTTAGAGACGGTCAGTTGATTGAGCGAGACGCCTCGATAAGCTTCCACTTGGAAGCCTCGAGGGACGGGCGCTTTTTCTTGATTGGCCCCGCCATTCAGAAGACCGCAAAGTACAACTACACGGTCTCTCGTGGCGAATGGACAGATAGAGACATGGAACTGGGGTTAGTGACGGTGGTGCTTGATGAGCACCTAGATGGTGTTGGGCCGGGACGGAAACTGAGGCCACTTCGAGCGGGGCGCGAAGTGGTCCAACACATTGAAACTCCGGAAAGACAACCGGAAGAACAAACTCGTAGCGCAAGCTACTCCCTCGACCTGGAGAGGACCCCCGCATCGGAAGGAAAACCGATTGAACAAACCCGGTCTACGACGCATGGAGGCGACGAGACCGCGGCACCACCCAGCCCTGGAGAAGAGCGGACGGACGAATCCGCCCCCCTTTCTTCTTCAGAGGTAATCCCTGATCATGACATAGATGCTGTGAACGAGAAACTCTCAAGATTGTCTTTGTCGATTAGGGAGCCCACCCAGAGCTCCACACCTATACCCCAGGACTCGCCACGCGGTAGCGGTGCCCTCCTTCGTGGAGGCGCTGCTGTCGCTCAAGACCGCAGATCTGTTGAGGATTTAACTGAAACGAGGCGGTCAAGATTCGGCAAGGCGTTGCTGCCTTCCTTGGGCGGCTCCAGAGCTTCTGCCCTACAAGGCGGGACTCTGCGACGCGCTAAGAGCGAGTCTTTGAGGAAACACATGACAACGGAAGAGCTCCAGGTGGCAGCTAGGATAGAACAGCAGCAAGGTAAGGCAGCGAAAGAAAGATATATCGAGAGCCTAGACCTTGCTAGCCGTGGTGAGTAGCCCAGAAAGGTAGCCGAGCAGTCAGTTGCAAGCATCGGGGCCGAAGCCTGATAATGGAAGGAAAACCATCTAAATCCTTCTAGGAGTGAGCGTCCTAGAAGTAAGCTGAGTGATTGATGATCGTATATCGCTTGGAGCTCGTGCCGCGATAACTGACTACGAAAGTGGTTGGGCAAGATTGTTGAAGGTTTGGGCCACCCGTATCACCTGATGGCAAGGGTTTGATGGTGACCCAGG